GAAGGCCAGACGCCAGCGGCTGATCCGACACCACAGCCTGATGACCTGCCGACCGACAAGCCCCAGTCAAAAAAGATGCTGGAGCTTCTGGACGAGCTTTCTGCCGACCCCAAGCCAGCACCGAAGGCTGAACCAAACCCCGCCCAGGACCCAGCGCCAGCAAAGGCCGAAACACCCCCGGCCGCCGATCCCGCTGACCCCAAGAACCCCGAGCAGGAAGAAGCCGAGCTGTTGGAGGGCGTGAAGTCCGAGCGCGGCAAGGAGCGCATCCGTCAGGTGTTTGCCGAGCGCAAGCAACTGGAGACCGACATCACTGAGTTCCGCGAGCTGGTGAAGTCAACCGGCATGAGCGCGCAGGAATTCGCGACGACGCTGGAGTTTGGCCGCCTGATCAATTCCGGCGACGAGAAGAACATTCGCGTGGCGCTCGAAATGATCGAAGGCCAGCGCGCCATGCTGTACCAGAAGCTGGGCGTGGAAGCGCCTGGCGTGGACTTGCTCGATGGCCAGGACGACCTGAAGGCCGCCGTCGAGAACATGGAAATCACGCGCGAGCGCGCTGTGGAGCTGGCCAAGTACCGCAAGACTGAAGCGGTCAAGGCCGCCCAGGTCCAGCAGGAACAGCAAGCCACTCAGGGCCGGGAGCAGTACCAGCAAACCGTGTCCGCCGCGTCCCAGCAGATGGAAGCCTATCTGGAGACCCGCAAGAACGAAGTGGACCACACGGCGCGCATGAAGGTCATCAGCGACCACTTCCGTAAGCCCGAGAACGTCCAGGCGTTCGTGCAGACGTACCAGCCCAACCAGTGGATGGCCACGATCAAGATGATGTACGACGGCATCGTGGTACCGAAGGCAGCGCCAGCACCATCACCCCAGCCGTTGCGCTCACGCCCCGCGACTCTTGGCACGCCCACCGCCAGCGCCGCTTCACCGATGGACCGTCTGGCCCAGCACATCGACAACCTTGGAATTTAAGGAGAAAAACCCATGGGAATGACCAGTCTGAAGATCAGCAAGAAGGAAGCCAAAAGCGAGGCCAAACTGGCATCGCCGTACATGGAGCAGGAGCGCTACCCCTACGGCCTGCGCCTAGACCTGAACGATGAAACCCTGAAGAAGCTGGGCATCACCAGCTTGCCCGCTGTCGGCGGCACCATCATGTTCGAGGCCAAAGCCAAGGTAGTCGGTTCGCGCCAGTCGGCTACCCAGGACTCAGAGAACCGCAGCATCGAGTTGCAGATCACTGACATCGACATCGACTTTGAAGGCGATGAGGAAGTCAAAGAGGGCGAGCTGACCCGTGGCGAAGCCGGTGCAATGTCGCGCGTCGCAAAAAAAATGCGTTCTCTTTGAACAAATATCCGGCGGGCACTTGGCGCCTGCCAATAATTCGTCTGCCAGTTCTGCATCGTCGTGCTGGCTGAGTTGGAAAGTGCGTAAGCGGGGATCGACATCCGCCACAACCCAGCCGGTACTTCGATGCGGTACACGCCGAATTTGTCGCTGTTACCGCTGGAGTCGCGTCCAGTAGCGCATAGCGCATCAGGCCAATGCCGTACCCGAAGTCGCGCCGGGAGCCTGGAGCCGCTGAACCGATGGGCTTGCGTGCCATCACGGTGTGGAAGGTGTTTTTTCATCCTTTCATTTCGGAGCATCGACATGCCTATTTCGAATCAAGACTTGCAGGAATTGGCCAAGGTTTCCTTGGACGAGTACCTGCGCAACATGCCCGTGGACCAGATCGCCACGGAGCGCCCCCTTCTGAAGAAGCTCATGGAAGGCCGCAAGTCCTTCTTGGGCGCTCGCCAGAACGTAGTGGAGAACATCCGCAAGGACTACGGCAGCAACTTCAACTGGGCATACGGCGAAGCCGCTGTGGCCTTCAACAAGCGCAACACCACCGAGCAAGCCGCCTTCCCATGGCGTCGTGCCGTGGACGGCCTGTACCTGGACTATGACCGCCTCTTTGGTGCTGGCATCAAGGTCCGCGAAGGCGACAAGGGCGCGTTCAAGCTGGAGCAAAACGAGAAGGTTCAGCTCCTGAACTTGCTCGATGAGCAAATGGAATCGCTCAAGGAAGGCTTCATGCAGAAGCTGGACATGGAGCTGCACCGCAGCGGCACCCAAAGCACCGATGCCGTCGCCGGTCTCGATGCCTTGATTTCCACCGCGCCCACCACTGGCGTGATCGGTGGTCTTGATCGTGCGAGCGCCACCTACTGGCGCAACTACGCCGAGACTGCGATCCAGACCGGTACCGCAGGCACCTTGGCCCAGCGCATGGAATTCGCATGGCGCAAGGCGATCAAGCACGGTGGCAGCCCCAACTTCATCCTGGCTGGCGGCAAGTTCATCGACGCGTACCGCAAGGAAATCACCGTCACGAACATGGCCGACGCCAAGAGCGTGAAGACCCTGGACGCTGGTGTGGGCTCTGGTGTGAACACCGGCCTGTACTTCAAGGGCATCGAAATCATCTGGGACCCCGCATTCGAGGACCTGGACACCCTTGAGACTCCGACCGTCCAGTGGGAAAAGCGCTGCTACTTCCTGAACACCAAGTTCTTGAAGTTGCGCGACGACGACATGGACATCGTGACGCCGATCCGCCCGCACGACGTGCTGGCCATGTACGCAATGGTCAACCTGCGTTTGGCTCTGTCCTTGAGCCGCAGCAACGCCCAGGCTGTCCTCGCAATCGCCTAACCAGCGATTCCTTCACCCCCGGCAGGCTCATCCCTGTCGGGGTTTCTTGAAAACCAAAAGCCATCGAGGACCCTATGAGCAAAGTAACCGTTCCATTGATCGCCGTGACCATCCGCCGCGATGCCAACACGATCACCCCCATCACTGTGCCCCCCTACGAAACCATCGTGCTTCGCAGCCTTTTCGGAAAAGAGAACGTCACTGGCGATGAAGCCGTTGGCCAAATCGAAGTCGAGGCCGAATCCGAGTTCGAGCGTCTGGGTGCCAAGTACGGCAGCGACATCGCCGCCAAGGTCTACGGCGACGATGAAGGCGCACGCTTGACTGAGCTGGTGGAGAAGTCTGCCATCAAGGAAAAGGCCTTGACCAAGACCCAGCAAGCCGCCGCCGACAAGGCCGCCAAAGAAGCCGCTGACGCAGAAGCCGCCGCTGCTGCTGGCGCTGGTAAGTAATAGCCCCTAGTCAGGAGCCGACAAGATGCAGCCGCAAGCGTACAACCGCCAAACCGACTTTACCGAGCGCTCAGGCGACGATACCGACCACTCGGCCATAAACCGGGAACTGGATGCGGCTGCAACTTCCATCGGCCAGATTGAAACCAATCTGGCCAGGATTCAACGCGATGACGGTGGCCTGAAAGATGGCATCGTCACCCGCGACACGCTCGCCCCGGAGTTGCTGAACGGCATCCCAGGACCGCAAGGACCACAGGGAAGCACAGGGCCTCAAGGGCTTCAAGGCACCACCGGCATGCAAGGTGCACAGGGCATGCAAGGCATGACCGGTGAACGCGGCCCCGTTGGTCCCGCTGGCGCTCAGGGCCCCCAGGGTCCACAGGGCACGCAAGGCGTGAAAGGCGATACCGGCGCTACAGGCGCACAAGGCCCGCAGGGCGTTGCCGGACCCAAAGGCGACACTGGCACGACCGGAAACACGGGCGCGACTGGTCCTCAAGGCACCCAAGGTATTGCAGGGCCCAAGGGTGACAAGGGCGACACAGGTGCAACTGGTCTCACTGGTGCAACCGGTGCTACGGGTGCGACCGGTCCACAAGGCCCACAGGGTCAACAGGGTATTCAGGGCACAAAGGGCGATCAAGGCCCAATCGGCCCGCAAGGCCCGCAAGGTATTCAAGGCGTGGCAGGTATGTCATTCGATGTGGATGCTGTTGGCTTGTATGCCGATCGCGCTACCCACGACAACGAACTCCATGGCTATGCCTTCCTGGCTACCGACAACGGGTTCCTGTATCTGCGTCTGGGCGCAACTCCAGGCGTCTGGTCTGCTGGTGTGCCGTTTGGTAAGGGTGAAAAGGGCGACCAAGGCGTCCAAGGACCTGTAGGACCAATCGGCCCCATTGGCCCTGTCGGACCGCAAGGCCTTCAGGGCATCCAAGGCAATGTAGGCCCACAAGGCCCAACAGGACCTACCGGACCAACTGGTTTGACGGGTGAGACTGGCTTGACTGGTTCGCAAGGCGTTCAGGGTCAGATTGGCCCTATTGGTCCAACAGGCCCGGCAGGCCTGACCGGTGCGAAGGGTGACACTGGTGCAACCGGTCCGCAAGGCCCGACTGGCGCGACTGGCCCGCAAGGCCCACAGGGCACGCAAGGGATTCAAGGCCCCCAGGGCATTCAGGGCATCCAAGGTGTCAAGGGCCTGAACTGGAAGGGCCAGTGGTACAGCACCACAGCCTATGTCGTTGACGATGCCGTGTTCTACAACGGCAGTTCATGGGTGGCATTGCAGTCGTCCACCAACGTTGCGCCGTCGGACACTGCGACGACTCAATGGAGCAAGCAATCGTCCAAGGGCGACATCGGTCCTGCTGGTCCTACCGGACCGACTGGTGCAACTGGTCCTGCTGGTCCTACCGGACCGCAAGGTAACACAGGCACACAAGGACCAACCGGCGCGACAGGTCCTGCTGGCCCGCTAGGTCCGACAGGTTTGACCGGTCCGCAAGGCCCTCAAGGACCTACTGGTCCACAAGGTCCGGCCGGTGACGTAACGAGTCGCGTGGCGAAGACCGGCGACACGATGAGCGGCCTGCTGGTGACGAAGACAAACGCGGCAGGCGCTTACCTGAACGCAAACGACAGTTCGTTCTCAGTGCGTGGTGATACGTCAAATGCGGCCGTGATGTCATTCCATCGCGCAGGCGCGTATGCCATCAACATGGGCCTGGACACCGACAACATCTTCAAGATTGGCGGCTGGTCAGATGGGCAGAACCGCTTCCAGTCCCGCGCAGATGGACATCTTTGGACTCCTGCATACGGCTGGCTGGTCGATTACTTCTTTTCCACTGTATCGAACTGCGTGCGTAACTCTGGCTTTGGTCCAGGGACTTTTAATGCGGGAAATACCGGCAACTGCTCACCAGGCGAAACGAACATCGTGAACTGCTATGGCGGAGGAAATATGTACGGGACACAAAACGAGCTTATTGACAACGGCAGTCAGATTTACTCGCGGAATGTCCGCTACTACTACAACTGCGCCTGCAACTGTGACTGTGGAAATTGCAGCTGCTAGAGAGGAATGATATGAAGATCGTTGGCGTCCGTAATGCCCATACCCATCAAGACTTCAATCCGAAAATTCGCATTGAGTATTCAATCGAAGTCGGTGAACTTAAGGTCTACTTCCAGTCAGAAACATCTGTCGTTGTGGAGAATTCAGCCGCTGACCCGGATTTTGTTCCCGCCGATGGCATGGAGCCGACTACATCCGGCTCGCATGAAGTGATCAGAAATTCCGAAGACTCCGCCATCCTCAACATCGGCGAGCTGCGCGCTCGCTTTGACTGGTGTGACCATCAGACCTACTTCCTTGCCGTTCAGGAAGGTAAGTTTGTTACAGTTTTTGCTCTGTACCCGGAAACGCTACCTAACCGAGAGACAGCCCGCGACTACGCGCAACGCCTCCAGCGAAATCTGATTGTCGGCATCAACGTTCCGTTCGCTGGCGCAACTGACGACGAACTGTTCATCACTGTCAACGTCAACGCCAATGCGGCTGACACGGACATCACGGTGAACGAGCATTGCACGCTCGAATGGAGCGATGCAGCAAGCAGCGGCGCTGTTCGAACAATGCTGTTCCCGCACATACGCGTCATTGCACCAGCAACGATCGAGGCAGGCGGCAACGCGACGATTCAACTGCGAATTGAGGACATTGCCGAAAACCTGTTGGACTGCACGGCGACGGTATATGTCGAGGCGGTGACTGGTGCCGTACCAGCTACCCGCATCCCAGCGAAGAACGGGCTGGTATCTGTTCCAGTTTCGGCCTTTGGCTTGGTAGCCGGTGACGAAGTGCGCATCAAATTCGGATGGAAATACTTTCCCGGCGCTGATGAGGCGCGGATCGCGGTGGTCTGATGCTGCAAGGACTATTTGCCACCCCAGTCCTGCTGACACTGCTTGGCGTGCCATGTGCAGAGCGCGCCATGCTGCGAGACCATGCACTGGCGGCCTACGAGACAAACAACCCCAACGGCAAACCGTGGTCACGCTCCACCCGTGAGTCCATTCAGGATCAGGACCCGGCATTCAACGCACTTTTCGATGCTGTGAAGAATGCGACCAGCGCAGCCTTCGGCGTGTCCGTTGCATCCATCACTGGCCGCGAGCTGGTCCAGTTTGACGGTGACTTTGTGCCCCCGCATGTGGAATCTTCCAGCCTGTCTGCAATCTACTGGATTGACTGCAACGCGCACCCTGACCACGAAAACGACGATCACAACGGGGCCTTGGTGTTGCAAAGCCCGATCGGCCCGTTTGGCAGCAAAGCACTTCCAGGCGAACAGCGCGTCAAGATGGTCTACCCAACTCCAGACACGTTGCTCATTTTCCCCAGCCACCTTCTGCACTTTGGGCACGTCTACCAGAGCGATCGCCCCAGCGTAGAAGTTCATTTTGAATTGGAGCTGGCGTAATGGCTAAGTTTCGCATCCTGGCCATGCGCCCTGACGGCACGCAGGCAGTCCTTGACTATGACAACCAGGCGTCCACGCTGACATGGGAAGACGGCACCGCCGTGCGCCCTGCTGTTCAGAAGGCATGGCGTGATGCCACGGTGGTGTCCGCCGATCAGCCGGGCCGCAAGGGCAATGTGCGCGTCCTCAAGATCAGTCTTGGCCTTTCCTGCAACTACGAATGCAACTACTGTTCGCAGCGCTTCGTGCCGCATGCGGACCAGACAAATCCCGGTGACATTGAGCCCTTCATGGCCTCCTTGCTTGACGGGTTGATCGAACCACCTGAGCGCATCGAGTTTTGGGGTGGCGAGCCGTTCGTCTACTGGAAGACGCTCAAGCCACTGGCCGAGCGCCTGCGCGAGACATATCCGGCTGCGCAGCTCAGCGTCATCACCAACGGAAGCCTGCTGGATGCCGAGAAGAATGAATGGCTTGACGTCATGGGGTTCGACGTCGGGATTTCGCACGATGGCCCCGGCTATCACGCACGCGGTCTTGATCCGATGGACGACCCCGAGAAACGCGCCGCCATCATGGACCTGTACGCACGTCTTCGCCCGCAAGGGCGAATCAGCGTCAATGCCATGATCCACGCCAACAACCCCAGTCGCGCGCACGTTCAGGCGTGGCTGCAAGAGCGTTTCGGCATGGATGTCCCGATCGGTGAGGGCACCTTTATTGACCCCTACGACGAAGGCGGGCTGGCTGCCACGTTCAAGGCTGAAGGTGCGCGTATCGCTTTCCGTGCCATGGCGTTCAAAGAGCTGCGCCTTGGCATGGTGGCCAACTTCGATGTGGCACGACGCAAGATCATGGACTTCGTGCAGTCGATCGCTGAAGTTCGTCCGGCCAGTGCCGTAGGCCAGAAGTGCGGGATGGACAAAAGCGACAGCGTGGCCGTGGACCTGAACGGCAACGTCATCACCTGCCAGAACGTCAGCGCCGCCGCTACGGCCCCCAACGGTCAGCCGCACAAGATCGGCCATATCTCAAACTTGCAAGCTGTGAAGATGCGCACGTCCACGCACTGGAGCCAGCGCGCCGACTGCGCAAGCTGCCCCGTGCTGCAACTTTGCAAGGGTTCCTGCATGTTCCTGGACGGCCCACTGTGGGACGCCGGTTGCGATGCAGCCTATTCGGACAACGTGCCATTTCTGGCCGCTGCCATCGAGTTCATGACCGGATGTGTCCCCTTCTATATCGAGGGCGACTTCCGAGGGGACCGCAAGGACATCTTCGGCCAGGTCAATGGCATCCCCGATGTGCCCGCCAAGCGCGTTATTCCAATCCAACCAGTCGCTGCCCATGATTGATAAAGACCCGACTTCCTACTCGCTCGTCACCTATCTGTGGGTTTTCCTGCTGGCCATTCTGGGGGGCATCGTGAACTTCATGCGCAAGCTGCAAGCGGGCCATGCCCGCGTCTTCAACCTGATCGAGTTCATCGGCGAGATAGTGACCAGCGCATTTGCGGGCGTTATCACCTTCTGGCTGTGCGAGAACGCGGGCTTTCCGGCACTGATGACCGCTGCCTTTGTTGGCGTATCTGGTCACATGGGCAGCCGGGCGATCTTCATGTTTGAGAACTGGCTGAAGGCCAAGTTTCCGGCCTGACAAGGAAGACACGATGAACGGACTTGAATCCCGCAACAAGACACTGGGCGATCTGCTAACGGAGCTGCGCGTGCGTCTGGGCTTCATCGCTCAGGGCTCTGCCGTCAAGAACAACGAAGCCGCGCTCAAGAGCTTCCTGCAAGAAGCCCACGACTACGTGTATGGCGAGCTGGCCCCGCCAGTCATGCGCAAGAAGACTGCCATCCGAATGTTGCCCAATTCGTACCTGTACGACTGGCACAACGACATCGAGGGCGAGGACATCGAACCCGGAAATGTGCTGTCAATCTGGCTCAAGGTCTCGGACACGATCCGCGAGCCTGTGCACCAGGGCATCACTGAGGCGGACCGCGCGTTCTCGACCATGCGGCAGCGCCCCCAGAAGTACGACACCTTGAACGGTCAGCTCGAAGTCTGGCCTGTACCGGAGCGGGAGTACGACCTGATTGTGGAATACACGGCAGGCAAGAGCCGCTTCGAGCAGCATGGCGATCGCCCCAGCGTTCCACACCGTCTGGTCTTTCTGTACGCACTGGCCAATGCCAAGGCGCACTACCGCCAGACCGATGCCCAAGCGCCAGCCAAGTCGTTTGAAATGATGTTGAACAAGGAGAAGGTCCGCCAGAAGGAAAACCGCCGGTTCTTCGCCAGCCCTGGCACGCCCAACCGTGAGCCGCAGGTAGCACGCACTACCAACGGCGGATACACGCTTCGGAGCTGAGATGTCCCAGATCACCTTTGACCGCTTTGACCTTGGCATCGACTTGCGCAAGGGCGCGTCCGTATCGGATGCGAACCGCCTGCGCGAAATGAAGAACGCCTATGTGACCACCGGCCTGGCCACCCAGAAGCGGCCCGGCCTGACGCTGGTGCAGACGCTCGAAGCCGGTACCAAGGGCCTGTTCGCCGCCTTTGGCAAGCTCCACACGTTCTACGCGCAAGGTTCGGTGAATCACGCCAATACTCTGTTCCAGTCGCACCGCGTACCCTATTCGGGTGATGGCCGCGCGGTGGCTGACGTTCCTTATGCGGACGTGTTCAACGCCTACATCTACGCTGCTGTCCAGTATCAGGATGGGCTGATCCAGCACCACTACCTGGACGGCAGCGCTGACACTCGCGTGAGCGACGACAAGTGCCCCAACACGGCAGGCGTGGTCAAGCTTGCGTCCAAGCTGTTTGCGATCAATGGCGATACCGTGCGTTACTGCAAGACAGGCAACCCGCGCGACTGGTCAGAAGCCAATGATGCAGGCTTCTTGCCGACCGGTTTGAATTCGCGTGGTGACCGAAGCGCCAACGCTCTTGGCATCTATCAGGGAAAACTGGTGGTCCTGTCCAAGGACGGCGCGCAGGTCTGGTTTGTGGACCCCAACCCCGCCAACATGAAGCTGAGCACCATCGTGGAGAACGTCGGTACCAGCTTTCCGCGCTCAGTGGCCAGCGTGTCCGGTGACCTGTACTTCCTGAGTGACTACGGCTTTCGCTCGATCACGACGCTTCAGCTCACGAATAACCTGGCCGACGTGGATGTGGGCTCGCCCATTGATGCGCTGGTGCGTCCCGAGACAAAGGTGGCTGGTGTTGCGCCCAAGTCGTTCTATTTCTACGGGACTGGCCAGTACATCTGCGCGATCGGCAACCAGCTCTTTGTGTACTCGATTTCCCGCACGGCCAAGATCGCCGCGTGGAGCCACTACTACCTGCCCAGCACCGTAGACGCTTTCGCTGAACTGGGGCAGGAGCTTTACATCCGCTCCGGCGATAACGTCTACAAGCTGGACCCCGCCGTGTATTCGGATCAGGGCACACTTTTCGAAGTGGTCCTGCAGCTGCCATACATGGACCTGAAATCGCCCGGCATGCGCAAGATCATCCACGGCGCGGACCTTGTGATGGATGGCCGCTGCGAGTTCTCTGTCGGCTACGACGTGCGCGACCCGACGGCTTTTACCGATCCCGTGACGGTCAAGGGCAACACGCGCCCAGGCGGAATGATCCCTGTGGGTTGTGACGGTACCGAGTTTTCGCTGAAGTTCCGCAACTACGACAACAAGCCGTTTCGACTGGATGCGGTGACGCTGTACTACGACGTGCTGGGTCCCGTGTGATGAAAGTCAGATTTTTCTCCAGCTCAGACCACGAAGGCCTTGATGATCAAAAGGCTGCGATGTTGGCCATCTGGGCGAAGTGCCCCGTGTGCGGAGACTTTGATCCAGTAGACCTGTTCGACATGGTGCGAAGCGGCAAGGCCGTCATCGGTGCGGTGTACCAGGATGACGAGCTGATCCTGGCTGGGGCCTTCGAGTTTGTGCACTACCCGCGCCAGCTCGCCGTGAACATCATGGCGATCGCTGGCCAGCAGATGGATGCAGCCATGGACGCCTTCTGGGGGACGTTCAGGCAATGGTGCCGGGCAGCCGGTGCCGACGTAATTGAAGCGCGCTGCGCGCCTGGCATGACCCGGCTTTTGCAGCGCAAAGGATTTGAACCAGCCTACACGGTGGTGAGGCAGAAGATGGAGGTCTGATATGGGCGGTGGTGGTGGAGGCGGTGATCCCGCAGCCGAATCTCGGCGACAAGAGGAAGAACGTCAAGCCCGCATCAAGGCGGCCACGGACGAAATCAACAACATCTTCGCCAACAAGACGAAGGATGCCAGCGGCAACTGGATGGACGGTAATCCGGCCAACAGCCGCGACGCGCTGTATGCGGAGCAACGCTCATCAGTCTACGACCTGAACAAGCGCGAAGTGGACCGACAAGCACAGGTGGCTGAGCGTGACAACCGCTTCGGCCTCGCGCGCAATGGCTTGATGGGCGGCTCTGTTGACGTGGATAGCAACGCGGAGCTGGATCGGCGAACCAATGAAGGCCTGCTTCGCGCTGGTGGCATCGCCGACCAGAGCGCCGCCGACCTGAAAACGGCCGATGAAAAGACCCGCTCGAACCTGATCAGCATGGCGCAGTCCGGCATTGACACTGGTAGCGCCGCCTCGATGGCGCTCAATGGTCTCAAGGTCAACGCCGACAACGTGGCACAGGCACGTGCGGGCTCGAACATCGGCAGCCTGTTCGGTGACCTGAGCAACGCCTATCTGGCCAACCAGGTCAGTCAGGGCAATGCCGCCGGACAGGCGTTTGGTTCACAGTGGTACGGGGTTTCCGCACCAACCCAGCGCTACGCAGGCAAGTAAGGGAGGTTGAGTAATGGACCCGTTCACCATAGCGGCCCTTGTGGCCACCCTCGCTGGCTCTGCCATGCAGTACAAGGCTTCACAGGATGCGCAGGAGCGACAAAACGCCGCCATCCGCGAAAGCCTTGCCCGCCAGAAGGACCTGCAAATGCAGGCCGAACAAAAAGCGCTGGGCGCTGCCAAGGAGTTTGCCCCCGCCGATCGCAAGACCGAGCAGGCGCAGATTGCTGACCAGATCACGCAGGAGCTTTCCGCCCCCGTGAGCGAAAGCCAGGCGATTCGCAACCAGCAAAGCACGACGCAGGGCAATGTCTCTGACGACTACACCACGGCCAAAGCAGCATCTGAGCTGAATTCGCTCAAGTCTGCCCAACAGCTCGCCGCACTTCTGGGCAAGACCACGGCATCGAACCGACTGCGCATGAATGAAGGCATCCGCCTGATGGACACAGGCCAGTCGATCGACCAGCTCAACAGCTTCTCACGCGGCAACCAGGCAGCCGACCAGATCGCCATCGACGTGGCAGGCCGACCAAGCGCCGGACTGACGTTCGCAGGCTCTGCACTGTCGGGCATCGGACGCGCCGCGCTCATGGGTGGGGGTGATGCCGGTTCCCTCACGGGCGCTGGTACTGCGGCCAAGTACGGCACCGACGTCGGAAGCCAGCAAACCGCCATGCTCGCAGCGCAGGACGCTGGCATGGGTGGGAATTCATGGGCTTCTGCCTTCAACAAAATTTTCAAGTAACGGACGGTCACCATGCCTTCATTCGCAGTTGATAGCCCCTGGGCAGCCGCTGGCCACGGACTGGGTACCGGCATCGGTGCGCTGTTCGGTGGTGAAGCCATCCGGCAAAAGGCCGCTCAAGATGCAATCGGCAAGGAAGCCAGCATCTACATGCACCGTATGGCGGGCGACAAATACCGTGCCGAGGCGTCCCTGGACCAGCATCGTCTGGGACTCCAGCAGGACCCACTTCGCACGGCCATGATCGAGAACCAGGTCCCGCTCGATTCTCGCCCTGTGATCGAGAAGTTCATGCAGACCGGCAGCTTTGGCCCCGAGTACCAGGCTCCGTCCGATGGCGTCGGCCCTGTGATGCCACCGCCTGTTGACGCGGCCAAGATGTCCACCATCGCGCGCGCAATCGCCCTGATGGACAAAGTGAACGCCACCAAGAGCAATGTGCACCAGATGGCACAAGCCGGTGAAATCGAGCAGAAGCTACGGGACCGCGCTGCCGTCATCGCCAACCCCGAGATGGCTTTGCCAACCGCTCAGGCGTTCTTCGCTACCAGCGGCAAGGCTCCGTTCAAAAACATCGGCAACACTGGCATGACGCTAGAAGAACTGACCGGCAACCAGTTTGAAGGCAACCCGGTGCTGGCCAAAATCTTTACGGACACGCAGGCCGCATTGACCGGTCAACGAAACGCAGCGGCAAGCGCATCCAACGCATCCGCTGGCCTGTCCAACGCTCGCCGCGATCGCGTAACAAGCGGACTGGACAAACCCGTGACCATCGTCAACGATGAAACCGGCCAGGCGAGCGTGACCGCACTGCCCACCAAGGGCGATCCGCGCACCATCGGCGTAGCGGTGCCAAAAGGCTCAGGCGTGGACTCTACCAACGCCAAAGCGCGCAACCAGATCATCGCCGCCGCGGAGAAGGAATATCCCGGCGCAGACGAAGCCACGATCAACGCTGAAGTGAACAAGCGCCTGGCCCGTCGCGGGATGGCAGGTGGCTCGAATAAAAATCCAGCCGCATCGAATACCCCGCCAAAAATTGACGCCAAAGAGCTGCCGAAAACGAAGGCCGACTTGAAGACTGGAAGCATCTACCAGACTGCAAAGGGGCCCGCCAAATGGAACGGCAGCGCATTTGAAAGCGTTGATTAAATGGCCAAAGAAACCTTTTCGTTTGAAGAAGCAGCCCCCACCAGCAAGACATTTTCCTTTGACGAAGCGGTAGGCAAATCAGCGCCAGCAGCCCCCAAGGCTTCATGGCTCGATGACC